ACTTATTTCCATGCCTCTACCTAATTGTCTAAAGGTATATTTGGCAATACCCCCCACAATACCCCCTGTTACTTCATCCAGTATTATATCTTCTGATAGGTAATCTTCAATCTTATCTTCGATTAGCAATTTTTCTTCTTCCATTATTTTTTACCTGTAAAAACTTTCTTAATTGCCTTTTTAACCTTCTTTCTTTTGGCTCCACTTGATATTTTTTTAATAACTTCTTCTTTTGACATACCACTATTTGGACCAGGTTGGAGACTGCCATCCTCAGCTCTTATTAATACTCCCAATCCTATCAATTTACCAACAAATTGGGATTTCCTAGACTCATCCAGGGATTCAAAATTCCTAATAAGGTTATCCACTATTATATCCTCATCATCAGAAGCTCTATCTAAAAATTCTCTTAATATCATTGTTTTATATTCTCCTTTTATTTAAACTTTATCTGTTCAGCTTCATCCTTCAAATCCTTTATAAGCATATTCACATAAGCTTCTCTTTCAAAATCTGGTAACATAGAAGATTCTGTTAAGCTTATACCAGCCTTCCTTGCTAAGTGATATTGTTCCTTTACAATATCCTGTAGAGTAGTGTCAATAATGATTTTAATTAGAAAAAAAAATTCTCAATAGGTATATTAACCTTTTCTTTATGTTCACAGGAATTACAATTTATAGTATATGTGAAATCTAAGCCAAAGTCATTATTATCAAACCATTCTCTTATTTTAGAATAAGCATCTGTAGAAATATTATCCAATAAGTATTTCCTATCTTCTAAAGAAGCATCAGTTATTTCACCTTCTGGTATTATAATACCCTTTATAGAGGATGCATGAGTAAATAATGCCATTTCTGTAATACGCTGAATATCAGAAAAATTACCAATATTCTTTATACCTTTATGTGCCTGTTTCTGATCACCTCTTGTTATATGGGATAGTTTTACTGACAAATTGGCATCCAATTTTACAATAGAGTCCACATTTTCAGGAATTTTATTAACATCCAAATCACTCAATTTTATATTTTGGAGAGATTGGGAGTTGCATCCAGAACAATTATATTGAAACTTATAAGCATCACCTTTTGATTTTCTTCTTAATTCTACAAGGAGGTAAAACCTATCTTGTAAATATAGATTATCTATATTAAATCCTTCTGAAATAACTGATGATGAAATCAATTCATCTAATGCTCGTTCAATAGATATTGGGTCAGTTTCATTTTCATATATCAACAATTTTTTTAATTGACCTGTTGTAATTGGTTTAAACTTAACTACTTCTCCACTACCAGGTAGTGTTGTATCAAACTCATAAGCATTAAGGTAATTCTTAAAACTTAACTTCTTTTCCACTGCTTGTATTTCTTCTGACATATTTCACATCCTCCTCTTTACTTTTTATACTGTTATATCATAATATGAATAACTAAATGTTACATCAAATTGTGCTATATCTTGTGAACTATAATCTAATGTTATAGGACTTATAGACTTAGGCCATGCATTATATAAGTTAATTGTTCTTACTGTTGAACCATCATAATCTAATAGCTGAAATGATTGAGTATTCATATAATCTTTTGGTAACCCATAATTATCTTTTTCTGCTATTTTGTTCATCCAAATTTCAAAAAAATTTCTAACACCATATTTTCTATCAGAATTAAATGTTAAGGTCCAATCTGAATAGGATCTTCTGCCTCCTAATTTATAGTCAAATCCTCTAAAAGTTAATACCATTTCTTCTATAGTAGATTCAGGTAGAGATGTTGCTCTAACAAAATATTGTATAGAAGCATTTGAATAAGGCTTTTCACCTTCAATAGTATCTATTACTTTACTTGGAAACTGAGGAATATACATAAACAAATGTGAACGCGCTCCCCCTTGAAAGTAACCCATAAAAGTATTTAAACTGAAAGTACCTCTGGTATCCTTTTCCATCGCAATTATTATGCTGTTTCTAACACATGATATTGATATGTAAAGGTTATATCAAACTGAGCTATATCCATAGAACTATAATCTAATGTTATAGGACTTACAGATTTTAACCATGTGCCTACTAACTTTAAGGTATTTATAGGAACGCCATCATAATCCAACATTTGTAAAATCTGAGTTGTAAAATAATTAGCTGTACTACCACCATCTCCAGGTGTTCCATACAAGTGAGTGGCACTTTCATCAATTTGATGTATTAATTGTATCCAAGAATTGAAATCTTGTCTTATCAAAGCCTTTTTATCAGTATTTAATGTTATTGTCCAATCAGTAAATGTGCGTTTACCTGCCATTTTAAAATCAGCTCCCTGCCAATTTACAATAATTTCTTCTACAGAGTCTTCAGGTAAAGATGTTGCCCTAACAAGGTAAGGCACTTTAGCACTTTCCATAACTGTACTTATAGCTGTTGGAAATTCTGGTGTCCACATGAACAAATACGCACGTGCACCGCCACTGAAATTAGATTTAAAGCTGTTAATATCGAATCCTGCCATTTATTTTTCCTCCTTCTTCTTCTATTATGTGATTATGTGATATAAATAACTAAATGTTACATCGAATTGTGCAAAATCTTGAGAGCTATAGTCCATTGTTATGGAACCTATTGTTTTAGGCCAAGCATCAAACAATTTAACTGTAAGTAGTTTATTTCCATTACCATCTAACATATAAAATTCTTCTATTGATACATAATCTTTTGAATAATGATGAACATATTTATTATCACCAACCTCATGTATTTTATTTGACCAATCTTCAAATTTCTTTCTTACATCCGATTTAGGATCAATATTTAATGATATAGTCCAATCTTCAAAATTCTTTTTGCCGCCCATTTTGAAATTAATTTGTTGATATTCTACTACAATTTCTTCTATAGATGTAGATGGAACACTTGATGCCCTTACAAGAAATTTAAAATCATTCCTTAAAAATTTTGTATTAGGTGTCCATTCAAATAGATATGATTTAGCTCCGCCTTTAAAATATGATGAGAATTCGTCAATATTAAGTAATGCCATATTTTATAAACCCTTATATTATATAGTGATACATATATCCAAATGTCACATCAAATTGAGCAAAGTCTGTTGATGAATGGTCTAATGATATTGCTCCTATACTTTTAGGCCAACTTTGTTTTAATCCTACTATTAAAGTTGGTATACTATCTTCATTAATCATTGATAACACTTGATCAGCATAATATCCAGAAAGTGTTCCTTCACCTTCACCTGTACCATAGGATAATTCAGCAAATGCGCTTAATACTGGTGGAATTCCAATATCAGCACCAAAATATGAAATATCAAAAGGTACATAATTAATAAGATTCATCCAAACTTCAAAAAACATTCTAATATTTAAAAGAAAGTTATTATCGCATGAAATTGTAACGGTCCAATCACTGAATCTTCTGGCTCCACCTGTTTTATATTGTTGTCCCATGAAGTATGTGGAAAGCTCTTCTACAGAGCTTTCCGGTATACTAGCAGTTCTTAATCTATAATCTGCACCCCCGAGAATATTACCAAGAAATAAAGGAGGTACAGTCCATTTAAACATATATGAGCGAGCTCTACCAAAGGTATTTACATTAGAAACAAAACCATCCCAATCACTCATATTAATCCTCTATTATATAAATCATATAATTGTCTTGATGATATTGAACAATTATTACTTTTACTTATATTATCATATTCCTTTAACATTATTAAATTTACATATGAACCTATTATATTTGGTAATATTCCATTTTCAAATCCACTTTTTATGGAATATTTATGGTCTAAATGGTATTTATGCCTTCTTCTTTCTAAACCATTAGGATTTATTATATCATTATATTTATTATAATTTATTCTTGTATATTTTTGCACTAATCCTTTATATAAATCATAACCATTTCTATTTATTTTACTTAATAAATCCCTTTCACTTAAACCATATAAACAGCAGTTGTGCTTACATTCATCAGAACAATAAAACCTAAATTCACCATTATATTTTCTGTTATCTTTTAAAAATTGTAATCTATTAGATACTTCACTTCTAGTAGGTTTATACCATTTACCACAATAAGTGCATTTTACTTCTAACCATTTATGGTCATTCCTTACTTCTTCACACCATTCTAATTGAGGAGCATAAGTGTTATATAAAACAACATTTTCTTTTGTTATACCACCTTTCCAATTTCCATTATTGGATTTTTTATTTACGAGCTTTTCTCTATATTCCTTATTATTATAAATACTATTTTTATCTAACCATTTCTCCTTCAATATTTTAATAGTATCAGTGGAATGTTTTTTATTTTTCATTCCACTGTTATTACTTTTTGGAGAGCATTTATTATCACAATATATACTGTTTTTATAACCAAAAAACTCATGACCACAATAATTACAATCTTTTAAATGATAAGTGTGATTGTTTTTTCTAAAGGTACCATTACTTTTTTGATAACTGAAGCCATCTAAATTCTCCCAACTTTCAATTTTCATGATATATGGTTGTTATAAACCCTCGCCTGTCTGTCCTACTAATTCTGTAAATGAGGCTCCAGTTCTTGTAGCCACAAAATTAAGCACTATGAACTCAGCAGCTCTGGTAGGTTTAACATAAATGTCAACCCAAAGCTCATTTCTATCTACACGCTCTGCGGTATTGTTTCTTTCATCACATACAACCATAAAATCATAGATACCACGTCTACCCCTAACATCTCTAAGATAAGGTTCAATCATGTTAGTAATACTTAATCTTGTAAACTCATCATTAGGTTCAAATAAGAAGTATTTAGCTGAAGTAGAAATAGCCTTCTCCATTACTATAAATAATCTCCTGACATTAATTCTGTTAAATGCTGAAGATTTGTCTAACATGGTTTTCTGACCCCATACAACTTTACCCTGTCCAGCAAAGGATACTATGGGGTTGATACCATTCTTATATAGTATATCCCTCTGTCCAAGTGTAGGTGACCATGCTAATCTACGCACACTTGTTAGAAGGGCTCTATTAAGACCGGCAGGTGCAAACCATGGATCTGTTAAATCATCAGTATTGGCTAATATACCAGCCATATGTCCTGAACATGGTATCCAACGGTACTTTGCATTCCAACTATCAAAAATTTCTAACCAGTTGCCGTAAAGGGCCGCATAACTGGTGTTTTCATTAAAAGTATTAAGCCTGTAATCTCGTAGGTTAGACACTTCACTTCCTGATTGGTTTATAATATCTGTACTACGACAATCAATAAGTGCTATACAATCTTTTCTTGTTTCTGCGATTTCAACAAGCAATTGCTTTA